GTCCTACAGCGGCTTATACTTCAAAATAAAGGCAGGGGGGGGGATACAAACAAAGAGAGCAGGCTATCACGTCCTGCTCCCTTTGTTTATGCTGCTGGTTTTTCCTTTTCACCAGAGAGTATCATCGCCTGGTTCAGCTGGTACCATGCTGCGTGCAACGCATCCACTACTTGATCTTCATCAACGTTGAATCCACGCGCTTGCATCTTCTCCAGTGCCATGCGCCATTTGTCCTCGCCACAATATCTTCCCAGCAACGCTTCAACCGCATCCACCACAATCTTTGCTGCGTCGCTCAGGTCCCGCTGCTCCAGCCACGGTCGCACCTGCTGGACCCACACCTGCCGCAAGCACGCTCCCAGGACCGTTGCCGCCGTGCCGATCACCGCCACCACCAGCGCCGTCCAGTCTACGGCCACCGCAGCCTCGCCCTGCTCCGCCAGCGCCAGCACCGGCATGCACAGCAGCGCCATCACCATCCAGATTGCCATCGCCTTCTTCATGCGTCCTCCTCCTTCTCCCGCCTGTCCCCAACCCCCCCAAACTCTTCCCCCCCTTGCCCGCTCAAAAAGCTCCCAAATCTCTTCCTCGTAGTGCTCGGATAAATGGTTCCTCCCCTTGGCCCGGTAGGAAGCATGCATTTTGCATAGCATCTCCTTTTTCGCCCCCGGGCACCATCCCCGCGACGTGTAGAAGTCCTGCGCCTGGCTCAGCCGCTCATATTGTAAGTCGCCAATATCATCGGAAAGCCCTCCCAATGCCGTTGTGATCTCCGCCAGACTGTCCCGCAGCTCCTTGCGGAACTCCACTTGTTCCTTCTGCGCCTTTTCCTTGGCTTCCTTGCGCTTATGCACCCACCGCTTGACAGGCTTTACCAGGATCAGTGCCACCAGCCCCAATATGGCGCTGATGTACCCCGCTGCTTTTCCATATTGTTCCAACCACTGCACCGGTGTCACCCTCCTTGCAAAATGCTGCCCAGGGCGTCGTATACTTCCTGCAAGGCCGCACGCTGTACTGTCACCAGACCCCCACCTGCCACGGATTCAGCACTTCCGCCCTCTTCCGGCGCTTCCTGCCCGTCCATGTCTAGAAAGGCCGCCATCATGTACCCCGTGCGATCTCCGTACCGTACCTTCGCCCAGCCGCCGGCGATTTCCGCCACCTGCACCTCGGCCCCCACAGGAACCTTCCAATACAGCCCGTCCGTTTGGCTGGGCGTGCTGCGCATTTTAACATCATCGCCGCTGTCCGCCACTACCGTGGCCGTCTGCGCCATGGTTTCCACCCCCTCCGCGCTGTCGTAACCCACCTTTTTCAGCCGCCCCCGGTACGTCCACTTTCCCAGCTTCGTATCCCGCACAATGCCCGGACTGGTGCAGTGGGTAATCTCCAGGGGACTGGTGGCCGTGACTACCCCCACGTGGTAATAGTCCCGCTGATCCGGGTCACTTTTGTACCGCTCCGGCAACGCATACCCCGCCTGCCCCGGCGTCCTGGCCTTGTATACCACATCCCCCAGGCACAGCTCTCCCGCGTCCGTCACCGGCAATAGCTCCCGCATCTCATACCGCGCCGCGTAATTGCTCCCGTGCGTCCCCGTCCAAGCCCCTCCCGCCCGGCGTATGGCTCCAATTACCAGCCCAATGCAGTCGCATGTTCCGTCCGATCCATCCCCGCCCAGGCGATACACCGGGGACGCCTGCGCAATAGCTTCTACTTGTGCGATGAATGCTTCCAAAATCATCTATTTTTCCTCCGCATACTTGTCCAGCACCGCCAGCACCTCCGGAGTGAGCAGCTTCTTCAGCTGCCCCGGTGGCAGCGCCAGCAGCGCTGTGGTAATCACGTCCATGTCCTCCGCCTTCTCCTTGCGCTGCGCCATGGCCCGGTTATAGGCCAGTATCCTCTCCCGTAGTTCCGCCTTCATCCTCCGTCACCTCCGTTGCGCCGGACAACAGCAGCTCCAGCGCCTCCTCCAGCTCCTTCACCCGCTCCTCCGGCGTAGGCTGGTTCCTGTCCGCTTCCATTTGCGCCAGCTCCTCCTCCGTGTAGGGGATGTACAGCCAGTAGACCTCCTCCTCGTCCCAGGCCTCCCGGGCTTCCACCCCCGGCGCATCCACGACCCATTGCACATCCTTGCCGCCCGTCTCCGGGTACTCCGCCACCGTCTCCCAGTGCCCTTGCTCCTCCACGGCTTCCACCGCCTCGTGGTGATGCACGCGCTTTTGCATCTCCAGCCGCCCCTTGGCCGGGTCGTAATCCGTTACCGGGTTGCCCTGCCCGTCGTACATGTCCATGGTTTCTTCCTCCCTTACGCCGTCCTGCGCCAGATGTATACCGCATAGTAGGGCGGCCGGTTCTCGTGGGCCGCGCCGCCGCCCACGGCCGTGGTGGCCACCGTGTTTCCCTTGGCCGTGCCGCTGGCTCCGTACCATTCCCCGCCCGCTTCATAGCCCGGATAGGAATAGTTGTGGCTGTGGCTGGGCAGTTCATCAACTGTCAATTTATGAGTAGCTTCTCCACCCGTTGCACCAGCCGCATAGCTGCTGCCCACGCCCACCAGGAAGCGGTTCTGTATCTGCGTCCATGTCCCCCCAAACAGCGACGCCGGGGACGCGGCCGCGTAGGATTGATAAATGGCCCCCACCGGAAAAAACGTGTTCCGTATCCAGTCCCGCAGGGTGCTGTCCCCCAGGTACAGCGTCCGCCCCGCGGCAATCTCCACCGCGTTGCTTCTTTCGCAGGCCTTTCCGAAAGCAATGCTGTTTCCCGCCGCGTTCAGATGCATGGCAAAGGCCGCCGAGGGCAGGCTGCCCGTCACCGATACCGTGCCGTACTTGTCTGTCAGCGCCAGGCGCAATATGTACCGGGTCGTCACCGTCAGGGTCATGTTGCCCGCCGCGGTGGACACCCAGTAGTCCACGTCGCTGGCCATGGCCGCGTTCAGGGCCGTTTCGCTGCCCCCTGCGGGCTTGATAAACGCCTTCACCGTGCAGGTGTTGGCCCCGCCCAGGCTGGTGTAACTCCATACCGCCCGGCACTTGCCCAGGGTGCCCGCGGGCGCGGCTGCCCCACCCAGCCGCCCCAGGTAGTGCTCGGAGCCGCGCAGCCGCATGGAGGGTGCACGGCGCAGCTCTGCCAGCCCATCGGCGCAGTCCGGGCAGGCAGGCTGGTTCCCCACCCGGAACACAAAGGGCACCGTGCCGGAACCGCCCAGCAGCCCCGTTTGCAGGGTGGCGCTTGTCCCCGAGTACCCGCCCCCGCGGATGCTGTCCCCCGTCCCCGCGGCCCCGTACTGCGCCGCCGCTCCGGTGATCTTCGCCGTGCAGCCGCTCTTGCTCTGCACATAGACCCCGTCGCCCATGCTGGGATAGGTGGTCCCGCCCACGGTAAGCAGCGGCGCGCAGCTGGCCGAGAAGGTGGGCGCAGCGCTGGCCGGTACCGTCACCGTCAGGGACGCAGCCACCGCGCCCACACAGACGCCCGCGGAATAGGTAATCAGCGTCACCCGCGCCGGGCCGGACTGCGCCGTGGGGATCTGGTCCAGCCATGCCACGGGCACGGTCACCGCCTGGGCCGTCACCCCCGCCGCCACGTCCCAGGTCTGGGCCTTCGTGCCGAATTCCAGCCGCACCTGGTGGGAAAACGCCGGGTCATAGGCCCCGATGCTGGCCGTCACGCTTCCGCCCGCTTCCACGCTGGTGGCCGAGAGCGTCAGGGCCGAGGTGGTGTATGCCCATTCTACCGTGATGGTCACATAGCTGCCGCCCGCAATCTGCGTACCCACTCCGCCGCCCAGCAGGGTGACATGGGTCAGGCTGGCATAATCGTACCCGGTGGTCAGGGCACAGGTGCGCTCCCCATTGGTGCCCACTGCCCCAAAGCTGCCCAGGGTGGTACCGTCCGCCGCCTTGACGGTGATGGTGTCCCACACCGCATTGCGCAGGGTGCAGGTCAGGGTAGCGCTTGTCACCCGGTACCCCGCCGCCGGAAAACTCCCGCTTTTCGTCAGATCGTAGCTGGTATACGCACCATTGGTGACCAGGCTCTGATTGCCCACCACCACCCCGGACGTCAAAACAACGCTTGCCATACTGTCCCCCTTACATCAGCAGCGCCAGGCTGCCGTCCTCCATTCTCGAAAAGCGATAATTCCCGATGGTCAGGCTCTGGGTAATCTCAGCTGCCGTGATAAAAAGCTGGCTGTTGCTCACGTAGGCAATCTCCTGCCCGGTTTCCCGAAAGGACAGCTTTTCATTGTCGATCCGCACGTCAAAGCCGCTGTTGCTTTTGCCAATGGTCACCCCGTCCGCGTCCATGCGGAAGGTCAGCTGATACGCCGCCAGGATCTCCCCGACTTCCGCGTTTTCACCTTCCACCGCCTCCACCCGGTTGATCACCGCCGTGATCCCCTGGGCCGTCTGCGTCAGCTCCGTGGAAAGGCGCAGCACCGTCTCCTGATCGGCCTTGTTCCCCAGCGCACTTTCGATGTCTCCCAGCTGCTCCTGGGCGTCGTAAATCAGCCCCTCCAGCGCCTGCACATTCCCGCCCACAATCAGGCTGATGGATTCATTGGCCGATAAATCCAGGCTGTTCCCAATGGCCTGAATGGACGTGGCGTACAGGGTCGGGATGGTCGCCGAGGCGATCATTGCTTCCCCGGCGGTGAGCTTCCCCGCCGTCATGCTCTGGGCCAGAATGGTCTGGAAGATGGCCTCATTGCCCTTGATGTTCTGGGCCGTCAGGTCCGCAAAATTGGCGCTGGTGTCCACAATGCCCAGGCCGCTTTCCGTCTCCCCGGCTTCAATCTCGCCCTGGGAGGGCTCCACTTCCTGGGTGTGAATAGTCCCGTCCGCGCCGATCATCACCTGGTAGTACTTCCCGTCCTCGCCCCTCAAAACCAGCTTGCCCAGCATGGCGCTGAGCAGGTTGGCCGAGGTCACCGCCAGGTTGGTGATGTACATGCTGTCCGCGCTGCCCTGCTCCAGCACCAGGGCCTCTGCCAGCAGGTTCTTGATCTCTGCCAGGGTAAACTCGCCCACGCCTACTTCCGCGTGGATCAGCTTTGCCACCGCCGCCGCCAGATCGTCAATCTGCGCCGTGGTGATGTGCGCATCCTGAATGGATGCTGCAACAATCTGCGCCACCTGGGCCTGCAGGTCCCGAATCTTGGCCATGCTGATGCTGGCGTCCTGAATCTTTGCATCGGTGATGCATGCATCCTCGATCTGCGCCGCGCCGATGGCCGCGCTGGCGATCTTGGCGCTGGTGATGGCCGCGTCCTCGATCTGTGCCTCACCAATGGCCGCGCTGGCAATCTTGGCGCTGGTGATGGCCGCGTCCTCAATCTGCGCCGTGCCGATGGCCGCGTCCTCGATCTGCGCCGTACCGATGGCCGCCTCGCCAATCTTGGCCCGGGTGATGGCCGCATCCGCAATCTGTGCCGTACCGATGGCCGCCTCCTGGATGTGGGCCCGCTGGATCTGCGCGTTGCCAATGTGCGCCGCCTGGATTGCCGCCGTGCCGATCTTGGCGGCGGTTACAGCCATATCCCGCAGGTTCCCGCTGCCCACGGAGCCCAGGGAGAGCTTGCCGCCTGAAATGCTTCCGCCCACAAGCTGTGTACCGGAAACAGCATCGAGCTGCGTAGCGAAGGCGTCCCCTAGCTCAATGGTGTCATACATGCCGGTCAGCACGTTGTAGGTAAACCCCACCACCATGGCCTGGGTGTCCATCATCCGGGGCGTGTGTACCACCCGCACCAGGTCGTACAGGTGCAGGCGCTGCAGCCCTGCGTATTCCGGATAGGCGTCCGTGCCGGCCAGGTCCACAAAGCTCACGGCCATGTCCGCGCTGGGCTGATCCACGCCCTTGTCCAGCTCTGCCTGGGCCGCTTCCCGCAATTCTGTCTGCACATCCTCGATGGTTTTGACCGTGCCGTCATCTTTTTTTGCGCCCACCTTTGCGCCGCTGACCTTGAGCAGCTTGACGCGCGGGAAGGGATAGGCGCTCAGGCGGGCGCTGTCCAGGTACCGCTCCGGCAAGTACACGGGGGAGCCTTCGCTGTCCTCGCCCACGGGCAGGATGCGTGTGTATACGCCGCTGTCGTCCACCGTCAGCCGCGCCCCCAGCAAGTTCTTGGCGTGGCGGATGGTTACCCCGCGCCAGGTACTCGCCGCCTTGGTAATGTACAGGTCATAATTGTCCCGTACCACCATGGCCCGGGCCTGCCGTACCACGCCCACGTCCTCGTCCAGCAAGCAGCTGATGAGGTTGCGCTGGCTCCAGTCCGTGGCGGGAATGGCGTCGGTCATGTCGCAAAAGCAGCGTATTTCGATGGTCTTGTCCTCCCGGGCCGCCATCAGCCCCTGGGCCACGGCCTGCGCGGAGGTCTCCGTCTCCGTCTTGTAGGCGGTTACCACGTTGTAGAGCAGGTCGTAGCTGATGTGCCGGGCCTTCACCTGCACCTGCGTACCGTCCTCATTCTGCTCCACGGCATAGATGCGGAACAGCTGATCCTTCACCGGCTTGGGCGGTATGACCTCCGTCCAGGCATTGCCTGCCTGGGAAATGTCCCGCACAAAGGTGAAGTAGGCGTCCGCCGCAATATATCCGGCTACGCCCCGCGGGGACACAGCCGGGTACCATCCGCCGCCAATGGGCTCGCCGGTGACAATGACTTCCTCTCCGGTATGCAGCCGGTCCAGCCGTGTGGAATACTGCCCCGGGCCGGAGAAAACCGCCAGCCAGCTCCATGGCCCGGTGTCAACCCGGTAAACCTTCCGAATCGCGCTTTGCGTCACATGGGCCAGCTCCAGTCCCGGGGTGGTGATGGCTGGCACCGGCACGCGCAGCACGCGGCCCACCTGCGGCAGACGCCACTTCAGGTCATCCGTTACCGGAATCACCAGCTCGGCTTCGTAGGCGCCCCCCGCCTGCTCCGTCACGCCCGGGGGGCGGGCCCCGCCCCCGCCCCCCCCCCTCGCCCGCTAGGTGCCCCGCAGGGCGTCATAAATGCAGATCATGCCTCTGCTCCTTCGTCACAGCCAGCGCCAGCGTGGCTTCAGGCTGACCTTGGTCACCTGGCTGCCTTCCGGCGCGGTCCAGCTGATGTAGCTGTCCCCGGGCGGGATGGTGGGAAAGTCCCCGTCCATATGATCGTTCAGCAGCCCCGAAAAAATCATGTTGATGCAGTCCTGGGCGTCGCAGTCCACAATGATGCCGCCAATGTTGGTCAGCCCCGTTACCGTGAAGGCCTGCCCCGCAATGGTCAGCGTGAACTCCTCGTTGCACCAGACGAATATCTGCGGCCTGGCCGCCACGTTCCCCGGATTGTGCAAAAGCATCCCATTGCTGCACAGAATTTCCTGCTCCTGTACGGCCAGGTGCCGCAGGGGCTGGCAGGCGAATACCGGAGCAAAGGTCTTGTAGCTTTTCTGCGCCTGGAAAATAGTCTGAAAGTCAATCTGGTTGATAAGCCGGGCATCAAAGCCATAATCGGGCATAGACCCGAACACTACCTCGCCACGGCCCTGCAGCCAGGCAGCCACCGCTTCCCGGTCCGCGTCCGGCCGCAGCGCGCATACCGGCGCATAGATCACCGTCTCCCAGCTGGCCGTGCCCGGTACTGTCAGCGTGCCCGACCGCCCCGGCACCGTGATTTGCTCCACACGCTCCTCGGGCCGCGTGTACTCCACCTGTTCCGTCACCACCACGCCCATCTCCGACGCCAGCTTGCCCGCCCAGCGGAAATCCTCATACCGCATCCCCAACACCTCCCGTTTCTGCGGGCATCATACCACGCCCACGGGGTGTGGTCGCAAGGTGGGGGAGGCAAAAGAAAAAGGGGAACGGCTTCTTTCGCCGTTCCCCTATGGTGATGTCGTTATTTTCCGTGCGCCGGAAGGGATTGCAGCTCCTGCACCGCGTCCAGCTTCGCCTTCAGCACCGCGGCCGCTGCCTGCAGTTCCCGGCTGCTCTTGTCCAGAAAGGTCATAATGACCACCATCTTGCGCCGCAGGTGATTCCGGTCGATCAGCAGCGCAGCATCGGGTGCGCTGGTTAGCCCCGTGGTAATCTCGTCCACCATCAAATCAATGACCGGAAAGTTCTCCTGGTAGACCATGGTCAGCAGGTCGTATATGTCCATCACTTCGGGAATCGTGAATCCCTGGTTTTTCACGTTGCTTTTCGTCATGGGGAAAGCCTCCTTTTCGCTTGTCAGGGGGCCGCCTTTGTGGTAGAATGGATTTACCCGGTGGGCGACCGCCAGGGGGAAGGTTTGTCGTCATCTCTCGCAAAGATCACGGCAAACCTTATTTTTTTATGTCATCTTCCAGCTTTGCAATGCCTTGGCGGATTCCTTCGGCTATCGTAATTCCTTTTTGCTTAATATAAGCGTTCAGAATACGATCACTGTTCTCGTCTAACCGCACATGGATTGATTTTCCTTTGGGATTGCTGGTAGGGCGTCCGGTTCTTGGGCTCATATTATCACCTCTCTTTTGTAGCCCATAAGTATCATAAACTATTGTGCTATATAAGTCAACCCCACCTGCAAAATAATTTTTATTTTTTTTTGAAAAACGCTTGACATTATCACAATATTGTGATAAAATTAAACCATCGAAAGGAGGTGAAGGGAATGGGCAGACAGCAAAACCGCCGCGAACAACAGCAGTACAAACTGGTGCTGGCCACGGCGGTCATCGGGTTGGCCACAGCGATCATCAACCTTCTCACAGCGCTGATCGCGTGGCTGAACAGGTAGGAACCGGGGGTGCAAGCCCCCATCCCTACCGGGATGATAGCACATCTGCCCATTCTTCGCAATGGAAATTCTGGACATTCTGAACGCGGTATCTTCCCTGGCGCTGCTGGTGGTTTCCGTGCTGCTGCTGCTGGAACTGAAAAAGAAGAGGAAGGAGTGATCCCATGAGTCTTGTGTTCAGTGTTCTTTCCCTGGTCATTACCCTGGTGCAGCTGGCGCTGCTGCTGCGCCTCTACAAGCTCATCAAAAACCGATAAGGAGGAAAACCGTATGGCGTTATTGTCCGTCAAGGAATACGCCGCCAAGCACGGCCAGGACGGTGGGCGGGTGCGCCTGCTCATCGCCCAGGGCCGCATCCCGGCGGAGAAGATCGGCTCCCAGTGGGCCATTGATGAGGATACCCCCTGGCCCGCCGACCAGCGGGTCAAGTCCGGGGCCTATCGAAACTGGAGAAAAAAAGCGGGAAAACCATTCGGAAACATAAAGGCAGAGAAAATCCAGCCCCATACCTAAGCAGCGCAGGAACCGCCTACCCGGCGGCTCCTGCTTTTTTTTTATTACCCCAAATTCCCCAGCCCCGCCAGTTTGCTCCGCTGCATCGCGGAAATCTCCGCGGCAAACCCTTCCACGGTGGTTCGGTTGCCCAGGTTGGCGTTATGCACATAGACGTTCACTCTGTTGTCCGCGGTAAAGGCGGGGGTCACCGGTCCGTCGCCGTTTTCCGGGCTGGGGCCGCCGCCTGTTCCCGGGAGGACAATGGTGGTGCCCGTCCCGGCCAGAATCGCCTCGATCTCCCGGCGCAGGTTCCAGGCCGCTGCAATGGAGGCCGCGCCGCCGGCAGTAATGCTGTCCCCGATGCCCGCCGCCGCGCCCTGCCACGCGCTGCCGTTCACGCTTGCTTGGGATAACGTGCTGGCTGCGTTGTCGACAATTTCCTGCGCCTGTGCGTAGGTTGCGGGCGCACCCTGGAGCATGGCCTGGGGGATCGCGTTCCCCGTGGTCTCCGTCCAGCCCGCGGCGTCCACCTCCGGAGCTTCCAAGGCGTCCACCGCGCCCTGCATGGCGTCCAGGATCTTCTGTCCCAGCTCGCTATCCCAGGCCTCCACGCCGCCGTTTTCATCGTCCCCCAGCAGGTGCAGCAGCATGGCGGCCTGCATGGACCCGTCCATGGCGCTCCAGTCCAGGCTGTCAAAGTCCACGCCCTTGGCAATCATGGCCTGGATGGCATTGCTGAAGGGTTCCAGGGCGTCGCCGTTTTCGGTTTCCATGTCACCCAGCTGCTTCCCCAGGTTTTTCAACCAGGACGCCGCGATGTCGTCCCATACGCCATTGATGCTCGTGCGCGCCCACGCGGGGCCCTCCATGGCATCGTTGATCATATCGGCGTAGCCGCTGAAATATTTTTCGACATTCTCCGGTGAAAAAATCGTCGTGATTTCCTCGTCGGTCAGTCCGCCGCGGTTCATGGCTTCCTGTACCATCTGCCCCATGGCGATCAGGTCGCCCATGTCCTCCAGTACCTTTTCACCCTCCGGGTACTGCTTGGCCAGCCCGGCCCAGGAGTTGGCGAAAATCTCGTCCCGCTCCGCCAGAATAGCGGCTTCTTCGTCGTTGAACGCCTGCTCCCGGGCCAGATAGGCTTCGTAGGCCGCGTCCATCTCCGCCTGGGATGCGCCGTTTTCCTGCATAGCGGCGATGGACGCCAGATAGGCCTGTTTAGCCTCGGCCCGCCGCTGCCCCAGCTCCTTGCGCCGGTTGGTTTCCGTTTGCATCCCATAGCCGATGGCCTCGCCGAAGGTGTCCTCGTTGCCATACCCGCCGCTCTGCGCAATGTAGGCGTTGCGCGCGTCCTGGATGTCGTCATTCTGCAGCTCCCGGACGCGCTGCTCCACGCCTTCGATGCGGTCAAGCAGAGCTTCCAGCTCCGCGAGCTGCGCCTCCGTGGCCGTGCCGCCACTGGCGGCAATCTCCGCCAGCAGCGTGTCCAGATCGGTCTGGAGCGTAGTCAATTCCTCCGTGGCGGCGGAAAGCCCGCTCAACGCCTGATCTGCCAGGGCCGCCTTTTCTTCCTCAGTATACAGCGGCTCGCCCTGTTCGTCCGTTAGGCTGTCCAACATGTCGTTGATCTTGCGCTTGCGGTCCTCCAGCAGCTGCTGCGCGGCCACGATTTCCTTGTCGATCTCGTCCTGCAGGTCCTTGCTCAGGGTGCGGCGCTCCCGCCAGGTCATTTTTCCGTCCTCAAAGACCTCGTCCACCTGCTCCCGCAGGGGATCCACGTTGGCCTTGACCTCCAGGCTGATCTCGTACACCTTGTCCGCCGCCGCAATGCCTCGGTCAATGGCCGCGGTAATCTGCGCCACGCTGTCCTCGTCCACCTGCAGGTCAATGGACTTGAAGCCCTCGTCCATGCGCTTGGTGGCGTCCGCCGCGTCGATCAGCGCATAGGTCAATAGCCCCACGCCCGCCACCCCGGCCACCGCCAGCCCCGCGGGACTGACCAGCATCGGCAGCAGCTTCCCGAAGGTGCTCACCAGCCGGCCGCCTGCGCTGACCACTGGGCCAATGGCCGCGGCCAGCGCCGCAAACTTGACAATGGTGCCTTGCGTGCCCGTGTCCAGGCTGGCGAATCCCTGGGCCAGCTGCTGCACCATGTCCGCGCCCTGCTGGATGTAGGGCAGCATGACCTGCCCCAGCGCGTCCCCGGCACGCATCAGGCTGTTCCGCGTCATGGCCAGCTGATTGGCCGTGGTGCTGTTGGCCGCGTCCGCCTCGTTTTGCAGGGCGGTGTTCTCCGCCCAGGCGCTGTTGGCCAGGCTCAGGCTTTCCGCCAGCAAATCCCCGGCCCCCGCCATGCGCAGCAGCACGTCCACCATGCGCGTGTCCGTCAGTCCCGTGCTTTTCAAGGCCCCCGCCGCGTCTCCTCCAGCGGTGTTGATGTCATTCAGCCCCGTCAAAAAGGATTCCAGCGCCGTCAGCGGGTCCGCTTGCCACTGGGCGGCAAATTCCTTGGCGCTGACCCCCGCCACCTTGGCAAAGCTCTTCAGGTCGCGGGTGTTCCCCAGCACGGCGGTCTGCATGAGCTGCAAGGTCTTGCTCATGGCGGTGCCGCCCGCTTCCGCTTCCACGCCCAGGGACGCCATGGCCGCGGCCAGTCCCATGATCTGCGCGTCGCTTAGGCCTATCAGGCTGCCCGTGCTGGCCAGCCGCTGTGCCAGGGCCGTGATGTCCGCCTCCGTGGTGGCCATGTTGTTGCCCAGGGCCACGATCACGCTGCCCAGGCGCTCGATGTCCTCCAGGGGCATCTGGGTGATGTTCGCGTATTGCGCCAGCAGCGTGGCCGCATCCTCTGCGGTCAGGTTGGTGGCCACGCCCAGGTTGGCCACCACCTTCGTAAACTGCGCCAGGTTGTCCGTGTCCACTCCCAGCTGCCCCGCCGCGGCCATCAGCCCCGCCAGATCCACCGCCGTCTGCGGCATCACTTCGGACATGTCCCACAGTGTTTCCTCCAGCTCCGCGTAGGTTTCATCGGAGGCGTCCACCGTCTTGCGCACAGAGGCAAAGGCCGTTTCAAAGTCCATGGCCGCCCTGGCCGACGCGGTGAGTCCCGCGACCAGGGGATCAGTGACGGTTTTGGTAAGCTTGTCTCCGGCCTTGGCGGCCTTGTCTCCGGTCTCCTTTAGCTTTTTTCCGGCTTTTGCCAGCTTTTCCTGCCCGGACGCGGCCTTTTCCGCCGCCCGCTGCTGTTCCTCTAGTTGCGCGTTGGTGTCCGCGATCTGCCGGGCCAGCCTGGCTTCCGCTACTTCGCTGCTCTGGATGGCGTCCCCCAGCTTCTCCAGCTTGGCGGCATCGGCGTTGCCGCTGGCCAGGTAGCTTTCCCGCACCTGGCGCAGGGTTTCTGTGCGCTTGCGCTGCTGCTCCAGCTGCCGGGTCAGCAGCTCCTGCTTCTGCGTCAGATAGTCCGTGTTCTTGCTGCCCTTACCGTAGGTCGCGTCGAGCTTTTGTAAATCCCGGCCCGTGCGCTTGGCTTCCGTGGCTGCCTGCCGCAGCGCCGCGCTGAATTCCTTTTCCCCTTCACAGGATAGGCGTACCCCTGCTATTTGCATGTAGTTCCTCCTTACAGCACGCCCGGGGGCAGCTGATCCGCCGCGCCCACGGCTATGGTTTCATAATGCCTGCGCTTGCGCCCACGGCGCCGCTCTCCCCGTACCAGCATGTGCCACAGCGCGGGCGTCAGCGAGAAAAATTCCGCTACGGAGAGCCGGAAGACGCGCATGGCTATATAGAGCCACGCGCCCCAGTCCGTAGGCCTTATGGGCTGGTCAGGGCTTTTTTTTTGCCGCCCCGGGGCGACTTCATGAAAATTTCCCGCATGGTTCCCGCGGCCAGAGCGGTATAGTCCGTCATGTGCATGTCCATCAGCTCCTGCAGGGAAATCTCCTGCCCGCCTGCCCGGGCCAGGATCTGTATAAGTCTGGCCTGCCGCTCCAGGGACATGGGCGCCGCGGTCTTGCCCTGGGCGTCCATGCCCAGCGCCTCGTATACAATGGTCAGATAGGGCGCCTGAAACGCGTCCTCGATCTCCGCCGCCGCTCGCAGGGAAAACAGCAGCTTCACCTTGCCGCCGGAAAGCTCCACCTCCGTAGGCTCCACCTGCTGGATAAAACTGGGTTGCATCCTGCTCCTCCTTTCAAAAAACACGGCCCGCCGGGCAAACCCGACAGGCCGTATGCATCATGGGCCGTCAACCGCCCGCGGTAGCCTCCGAGCCAAAGAAGCTGTCAATGGCCGCTTTGGTGTACAGGCCTTTCTTCACAAATTCCTCCATGGTGTGCGGCGTCTTGCCCTCCTCGACGTTGGCGGTGTAGTATTTTACCCGCCAGATGCCCTCCTCCGTGGGCATGCACTCAATCTCATAGCTTTCGCTGGGATCGATGTCGCCGTCATCGGAGGTTTCGTCCGTCTCGTTGGCGTAGTTCAGCTTGCAGCGGGGATACCATACATAAACCTCGCTGCTGTCGCTCATCTTGCTGGAGAAACCGAAGCCGAATTCCTTGCCCTGAGGCAGGTTCAGGTCATAGCTGCCCGCGCCCTTGGCCACCGCGCCCCGGGCCTGGTCGGCAATCTCCCCGGGAATGGCGATCACGTCCACCGTCAGCGTGCCGCCTCGCACGTTGTTGGTCACATCGTATACCTTTCCGCTGGCGTAAATCTTCTTGTTGCTGGCGTCCACGGTCAGCCCCACGGACTTGAGTACGTCCAGCCGGTGGGCCTTGGTGTCATAGGTGGCGGCCCCGCCTGCCGCGGAAGTGATGAAGCGCAGATAACCGTCCTGCACCGAGAGCTTGTACCGCTTGGGTACCTGCGTAAAGGTAACTTCGCTCATAGCTTGTCCTTTCCGGCGCTACTTCAGCGCCTTGGCAATCTTGCGGTCAATGATGTCCGCTACTTTCTTCTCTGCCTGGTCGCGGACTTCGTCCGTTCCGGGTTCCATGTGCCGCAGCTTCCGGCTTTCGCTGTATTCCAGGATGCGGCCATAGTCCGCCACGGTGGTAACCTTGCGGTATCTGCCGTTTACATCCGTGAAACCACTGGCGCGGCTGGGCCCGCGCCGCCGCCTGCTGGGTTTGTCCCGCATGGGCGTGGTTTCCCAGCCCACGGTCACCGCCGCGTCTTTTGTTGGGGATCGCTGTACCGTGATGCTTTCGGAAAGCTGCCCGCGCGGGTGGCTCTTTGCTTTGCCGCTTACCTGCCGTTGCACGCTCTCCTGGACCATGGCGCCGCCGGCTTCCAGGGCCTGCAGCAGCGATTCCCTGTCCACTGCCTTGCGTGCGCCTTCCAGTGCCACCGCAAACTCTTTCAGGTCGCCGGTCACTGAGATTCTCGCCTTCATGTACATGCCTCCATGGGCAATGCGCAGGCAAGCACCACCTGCTGACGGCCGATGTCCTGCTGCCATTTGCTCCCCTGGTACCGGATGCGGCATCCCGCACCCATGAGCAGCAGCGCCGCTTCCCTTTGCAGGGCCTCCGTGTCCTGGTCGGGATGCACCCACAGCGAAACCTGCACCTGATCCTGCCGGAAAAGCTGCTTGCCGCTGGCGTAGATGCTCTTTTCTCCGGCCTTGGCCCAGGTGATATAGCTGCCGCTGCATTCCTGCAGCATGGGTTCCTCGCTCATGGGCACTCCCAAGGGTGTGAGCGCCTGCGCCAGAAACCCGTTTATGCCTGGCATCCGCTTCCCTCCATCTCCGCCGCGGCCGCCCGCAGCTCCGTAATACCCCGCAGGGGCTTGTCCGGCGTGACTTCCAGCACGTCATAGGCCCGCCCCTGCCACAGTACCCGCAAGCCCGGTGCGGGGGAGTAGGTGCGCGGCGTGCGCAGATGTACGGTGATCTTCTCCTCATACCATTGCCCCGCGCCGCCGTAAAAGTCCCGGGCGGATGCGTGCAGCACTTCCGCCGCGTACAGCCCAATGGTTTCCCAGCCCTCGCGGGTCTTTCCACCCAGGGTTGTTACGGTTCTGCGCTGCAGCGCCACCCGCATCCGCAAATCACCCGTGTTCCGCATCCGTCCTCACCCTGCCGTCATCTTGGGGAACTGCCGCAGCTGATGGATGATGCTCTGGACCCCGTGCAGGATCTCCCCCTGTACCGTGCCCAGGGTAACCACCCCGCGCTGGTCGTACCAGTGCATGGCCAGCATGTAGCAACCCAGGTCGTACAACGCGTTGTCAGCTTCCGGCTCTGGTACATCGGCGTTTGCCAGGTACTGCTTGGCCGCGTCCAGGCACATCTGCGCCACCGCACTGTCAAAGGTATCGTCCCCCAGGTAGCCGTAGGCCATCATGCCCTGTACCGTTACGCTCATCCAGCCTCACCTCGCTCAGGGGCTTTCGTCCTCCGCCGCTGCCACTTTGGCCAGGCGGAAGGCGGCCCGCAGCACCACATGAATGTCATATTCCGCGTTGCAGGTAAAGTAGCGCAGGCGCTTGGTTACGTCCTTGTCGGTGTCGAAGTAGGTGTCGCCGTCATAGTTCAGGTGCAGGTAGCGGAAGTCGCCCACCACGGGGATGGTCGCCTTCTCGCAGAAGATCACCGGGTAGCCGATCACGTCCTCGGGCTTGCGTCCGAAAAGCGCCTCCGCATTGGCCAGGGAGCGGATAAAGCCGTAGTAGTCCTGTCGGCGCATCACCACGCAGGCCCCCGCCTGGTACACGTCCTCCAGGTCGCCCGCCGCGGCCAGGATCGCGTCCAGCAGGTCCGCGCCTTCCACGGCCTTGCACAGATAGTTGCTGCCGCCGCTGTCCTTGGCGTACAGGCTCATGTGCTCCTCGCCGGAGGTGGGGCTTTCGGCAAAGATCACCTTCAGCTCCTTGGCCGCCTGGGCGCTTTCCAGGCCCGCGTTCACCGCCGCCTCGATATTCAGTGGCGTGGAGCGCAGCAGGCTTTCGGAAACGGTGGCCTTCAAGGGCAGCTCATAGCGCCCGAAGTCCACGGTGTCACCGCTGAGCTTCAGTTCCTTGGCCGTTTCGCCATCCTTGCTGATGAAGCTGTCATTGTCCACCGCAAAGCCCAGCTTGGGCAGCTTCAGCCCGGGAATATTGGTCACCATCATGCGCCCGCGCAGGGGATTGGTCACTTGCGGCTCCAACAGCAGCTCGTTGGCCAGGGTAGTGGGCAGCAGCTTGGAACCGCTCCCCTGGTCCGCGTTCCCCGCGGGTTTTGCGCCCAGCTGCTCGTAGGCCATCCGGGGCAGCTTGTCCATCTGGCCCATCATGGCCGCCCGATAGAACATACCGGCCGCTTCCTGACGGCTCATCGCTTCGCCCTCCGCGCCCATGGTGCCCTTGGCCTTCTCCGCCATCTTGGCGCGTTCGGTCTCCAGCACCGCCAGGCGTTCCTGCAAATCCTTTACCCGCTGCTGCTTGGCACGCACGTCGTCCATCTTGGCGCCCGCGTCCGTGGCCATGGTCACCAGCCCGTCCGCTTCCGTGGAAATCTGCATGCGCAGATCCGCAATGCGCTCTTCCAGTTCAAACATCGTCCTCGGCATTTTCCTCATGCTCCCTTCAAAACAGATCTTGCGAACGCGAGGATTTCCTCGCGCTCTGTATTTCCATGGGCCAGCCTTGCAGCGTCAAGCCCGGCCTGGAAACTCCTTTGCGTGGCTGCCTGGCTGGCCGTGAGCACGTCTCGCAGCCCCAGGGGACTGGTGGCGGCCATGGTGGCGCTTGCAGGCAGCAACCCGTCCGCCCACCCGGCGGCGACCGCCTCCCGGGCCGTGTACATGGTCTCCGCGTCCATCAGCGCGGAAATGGCGTCCGCATCCATGCCGCTGCTCTCGGCATAGGCCGCCACCACCGCGTCCTTGAGCGTTGCCAGCATGCGCTGCGCCCGCGCCATGTCCCGGTGGTCGCCCTCCGCGGTCACGGCAGGGTTGTGATACAGCAGCGTAGCCCCGGGGGATAGGAACCGCTGTCCCTTGTCGCAGCCCGCCAGGGCCAGGGGGGCCGCCGAATAGGCGCGGGGGGCTGCGC